CCGGGGCACGTCGAGAGCAATTGTCAGGCCGCACACCTGGGCTGCAATTCGTCGAAGGGTAATCGGGTGTGAGGGATCTCCCGGCTTAACCGGTCTTTGGGATATGCGAAGACAACGGAAGCCGGGGGTGAACAGTGAACGACGGACTCGTTCTCTCACCCTTCGGCCCGATCGAACCGCGTGAAGGCTTCTTCTATTACGACGAAGCGAAGGCTACGCACGCTATCAACTTCATTGAGAAGCTGATTGTGCACACGAAGGGCCGCCATGCTGGGGCGCCCTTCCTTCTCGATCCGTGGCAGAAGAACGAGATCGTACGGCCGCTCTTCGGAACGGTCATGTGGGATGACCAGTACGAGGAATACGTTCGTCAGTACCGCATTGCGTGGCTTGAGATGGCGCGCAAGAACGGGAAGTCGGAGCTTCTTTCTGCGTTTGCTTTGCTGGGTCTTGTTGGAGACTTCGAGGAATCCGCCGAAGTGTATTCGGTCGCGGTTGACCGCGATCAGGCCGGACTCGTCTACAACACAGCTAAGCGCATGGTCGAGCTGAATCCGATTCTGAACAAGCGACTCGAAATCATCGACTCGAAGAAACGGATTATCGACCGGAAGACGAACAGCTTCTATCAGGTGTTGCCCGGTGACGCTGCGGGTGCACTCGGAACGAACCCTTCGATGGTTCTGTTCGATGAGGTTCTTACGCAGAGGGACCGGCACCTTTGGGATTCCATGCGACAGGGTTTCGGTACCCGTCGACAGCCGATCATGATTGCGGCGACAACGGCCGCATATCGAACCGCGGCCTTCGCCCTCGAAGAGCATGAGCATTCGCTTCGTGTTCGCGAGGATCAGAACATGGACCCCGCGCGGTTCGTGTTCGCGCGAAACGTTCCTGATGACTGGGACTGGAAAGACGAAGGCAAACCGCCCTCGGCCGAACACCCGAAGGGAACGGGTTGGTACCTGGCGAATCCCGCCCTCGGTTCCTTCCTGAACATCAACAACCTTCGGGCCGAAGCCATGGAAGCGGCCGAGAAGCCCACGGCTCAGAACGCGTTCCGCGTGTTCCGCCTTAACCAGTGGGTTAGCCAGGCTAACCGGTGGCTCGACATGCACCTATGGGACGAGAACGGTTCGCCGAAGGTGGACCGGGACCGGCTGAAGGGCCGCCCCTGCTATGCCGGTATCGACCTGGCCGCTACGGGCGACTTCAACGCATGGGTTCTTCTCTTCCCCGGAACACCGACCGATCCGGAAGCGGACGGCTGGACAGTCGTTCCTCACTTCTGGGTTCCTCGGCCGGCGGTCGAGAAGCGATCCAACATGAAGGCGTCCTTCGAGGTTTGGGAGCGTGAAGGCTTCCTTACCGTGACCGAGGGGCCGACTACGGACTTCAAGGCAATCTTCCGGCACATCGCCCAGGATGCCGAGACGTTCCGGATTCGGTTCTTCGGCTATGACCCGTGGAACGCCACTCAGCTTGTGAACGAGCTTGAGGAACACGGCCTTACGGCCGTGAAGGTGCCGCAGAGTGCCGCTCGACTCAATGACCCATGTAAGGCCATTGAGAGCGCGCTAGCGGCCCGTGGGCTGCATCACGGCGGTCACCCGGTGCTTCGTTGGATGGCGGATAACGTCGAGCTTGACGTGACCGGAGACGGTTTGGTTAAGCCCTCGAAGGCTAAGAGCGGCGAGAAGATCGACGGTATCGCGGCCATGGCTAACGCCTTCTTCCTTACGGCTTTGCCGACCGAGGAAGAGGCACATGTGACGTTCGTGAACTTCAACGACGACTTCACAGACGACGAACTCGAAGCCCTTCTTACTCCTGCCAAACGGCAGGAAGAGCGGGAAGCGTACTTCTTCCCCGAAGACGATTAGGAGATTCATGGATCGGCCCAACCTGGGCCGCTCCCTCCGTAACGTCGCATCTTCCTTTGTCCCGAACGTCTTTCAGGTCGGCAGTCTCGGTTTTCTGGCCGCTTCTGCCTATGACGTTTCGCGCCCCCTCGGGCATTTCGCGGTGGCCGTGTGCCTCGGGCTGGTCGGTTACGCGACGGACGGGGGCAAGCGGTGAGCCTGTTTACACGCATCGGTGAGCTTCGAACGGCCGTGTCCGGCATGGCTTCCGATTGGGAAAGGGGCGTCGAGTCGTCCGGCTTCATGCGGACGGCTTCGGGCCGGAAGGTTTCCCGGCGGAACAGTCTTCAGATGGTGGCGGTATACGCCTGCCAATCGCTGATTGCGGACGCCGTGTCTTCCCTGCCGGTGGACCACTACACGAAGATTAACGGCCGGAAGGAATCCTTCGATCCGATCCGTTCGCCCCGTTGGGTTCGTCAGCCGAACCCCTTCCAGACCTCTTACGACTTCTGGTTTCGGGTTGTCGTCAGTCTTCTGACGGACGGGAACGCGTTCCTCTACACCATGCGGAACGACCGGGGCGAAGTCGTCGCCCTGTACTGCCTTCACCCGCAGTACGTGAGCATTCTCGACGGCCCGCTAGGCGATAACCGCTATGAGGTCAGCGACGACCAGGGGGCCGTTCAGGGCGTCCTCGATCGCACTCAGATACTCCACATTCCCGCGTTCACGCTTCCGGGCGTGAGCCGTGGCCTGTCGCCCGTCGACATGGCCCGAGAGGCTATCGGCCTGGGTCTCACGGCCGAGGAATTCGGTTCCCGCTTCTTTGAGCAGGGAACCACGATGGCCGGCGTAATCGAGCATCCGGGAACGCCTCGGCCGGACGAAGCGAGGCTTCTCCGGGACATGTTCCGGAAGTCGCACGCGGGAGTTAAGAACTCTCACAGTGTGGGCGTCCTTACCGGCGGGGCTCAGTTCAAGCCGATCACGCTTTCCCCGGAACAGGCTCAGTTCCTCGAAACGCGGCGATTCCAGAAGGCCGAGATTGCCCTTCTGTATCGCGTGCCCGCGTATCTGGTCGATAGCTCGGTTAGCTCGACCTGGGGAACCGGTATCGAGGAACAGAACAAGTTCTTCGTAGACCAAACGCTTATGCCGTGGATTGTTCGTATCGAGCAATCCGTGTCGACGTTCCTTCTTCCTGGCCTTCAGTACATCCGATTCAACGTTGACGCCCGACTTCGGGCGAAGACGAAGGACCGTTACGAGTCGTATCAGACGGCTCTCAATAACGGGTTCCTGAACGCGGACGAGATTCGCGCAATGGAAGACCTGGCCCCGCTTCCCAAGAAGCTCGGTCAGCGTTACTACCGGCCCTTGAATCTCGGGGTTGTTGGCGACGAAGACAAGGAAGCGGCGAAGGCCGAGAAGCCTCCCGAGGCTCCGCCGGCTGCACCGGTTGCCCCTGATCCAAACGCGGACCCGAACGCACTACAGGACCCGAACGCTACGGATCAGAAGGACAACGGCAATGCAGATGGAGCGTAGGGCGGTCCCTACTGAGTTCGAGGTTCGTTCCGAGGGCGGGAAGTTCAACTTCTACGGCTACGCGCTGAAGTGGGACGCCCGTTCTTCGAACCTCGGGGGCTTTCGCGAGCGTGTCGCCCAAGGGGCGACTTCCGAGAGCATCGGGCGGGATGACATTCGCGCCCTGTTCAACCATGACCCGAACCTGATCCTCGGCCGGAACCGAAGCGAAACGCTTCGCCTTTCCGAGGACACCGAGGGCCTTCATTACGAAGTCGACATGCCCGATACGAGTTACGCCCGTGACCTGGCTACGGCCATGGAACGCGGGGACGTTTCTCAGTCGAGCTTCGGCTTCAAGACTTCAGGACCCGAGGGCGATTCCTGGGCCGAGGACGACGACGGTTTCCCGCTTCGGACTCTTCAGAAGGTCGCTCTGTTCGACGTCTCGCCGGTGACGTACCCGGCTTACACCGACTCCACTTCGGGGGTTGGTTCCCGCGCTCTTCAGCTTCTCGCCGAGAAGCGCGGTCTTTCTGTAGCGCGGCTGGATTCGCCGGAAGCGATCCGGGCCGCTATTCGGGGCGAGATTGAAGTTCCGGCGCTCACTACTGAAGCG